CTATTCTGTGGAGCAATTTCTGGACTAACACCAAGTAATTTGACTGGAGCATCAGATGCAGCAGTTGAAGATATTGGAGTTCTTGAAGGAATTCAGGGAGATAATATTACTGAGGTATTAGCTGGAAACGTTGAAGATTTGGCTAACTACTCTGTAGCAGATGCATTCGGCAATACATTCAGATGCGTTTACTTCTACCCAGACCAAATCGTTGTTCAGGCTGGAACAGAAAACGTTCTTATAGACGGATTCTACTTAGCTGCCGCAGCGGCAGGTTATGAGTCAGCCGATGTAAGACTTGAAAATCCATTAACAAATAAGACTTTAAGTGGATTCACAATTCTTAGAAACAAGCAATTCTCTCCATTAGTACTTGAGCAATTAGCTGCTGCTGGTGTCTGTACATTACAGCCTGTAGCTGGTGGTGGAAAGATTGTATGGGGAATCACGACAACACAAAGTGGATATCCAGAAGAACAGGAAATATCTATCGTCTTCATTAGAGATAGAGTTGCTAAGGTACTTCGTGCCGGATTCGCACCATACATTGGTCAACCAGAGAGCGTTGATACTCCAACAATTCTAAACACTCGTGCAGTCATCTTGTTGAACTCATTGATTTCACAAGGTTTAATCACCGCATATAAAGATTTATCAGTTAAGAAAGACGAAGCGGATCCAAGACAGTGGAATATTACTGTAAGAGTACAGCCAACTTACCCAGTAAACTTCATTTACATCAAAGTTAATCTTGGACAACTATAATTAGGGAGAAATAAATGACCGAAACAGCATCAGGCACTGGATCTACATTAGATTGGGGTGCAAATAACAAAACAAGTACTGCCATATCAACAAATATATTGATTATGGTTGGTAATCATGCGGTTGGCGCCATACAAAAATTACAAATAACTGAGAGCCGTCAAGTAAAGATGGTTGATGAAGTCGGTACAGACGGACATATAGACTCTGTTCCAACTAAGTCTACTGATATTAAAGGATCTTGCACTAGAGTTAGATTTGATAAATTACGTATTGCCGAAGCTTTTAGCAGAGGATTCGTACATGTTGCTTCTCAAGCATATCCATTTGATATTGTTATAATTGATAAGCAAAAGAGAGATACTAATAGTCAAATTGCAACAGTAATTAAAAATGTATGGATTACTCAGATTGATTATACATATGATACTAATGATTGGATTATCTCTGATAATATGAGTTGGGAAGCAGAAACTATTTGGAGCGTTCTAAATAGCGGCTCTCCAAATCCTGGTGGAACTCCAGTAGCAGTTGGTGGTGAAATTGGTATAACACATGCAGTGTTACCTGGCGGTATTGAGCAAATAACTGATACCGGAAACTATGGACGTAGAGGATCCTTGGATGCAGCCGGTTTGATTGATATAGGCTCATCTGGCGACTTGTACTAATATCCCAATACTCCTCCCTAATAATGAAAGGCGTCTGAGGTAACTCAGGCGCTTTTCTATTTTAAGCTATTTATGTTCATTGTTGATATATAGTAATAGAACAGGTAATAATTACATTTGTGGAGTTAATATGCCAAGTTTTGATAGTTCAATAAGCAATAAAAGATTTACTGGAGCACAATTAAAGGAATATGATGTTCCTGATGAAAGTGGTGTTTCTAGAAGATATGAAATGGATGAGAATTCTGTGCAAGAAATGCAAGATAGAATGCAAAGAAATCCAGCAGAGGTAGAGCGAGAAATTAGGGCAGCTAAAGAAGCTAGAAGAACTGGTCGTGAAAGACTTGGAGAAGGCGCCAAACGTAGAATAGAAATGCTATTAGGTATGACACGAACTACTCATACCGCCGATATAAATGGAACTAAATTCGTATTTCAGTCTTTAAAAGCCAAAGAAATGAGAGAGGCTATTATTTGTGCCGCCGAATATGACAATACTGTACAATCTCCATTTGAAGTTAGAAAACAATTCTTAGCCAGATCGATTGTCAGCGTTGCTGATGTAGACTTCGCACAATTTATAGGCTCAGATACTCTAGAATCAAAGTTATTATTTATTGAAGAGCTTGATGATGCATTGCTAAATAGATTATATGATGAATATCTTAAGATGGTTAAGATGGCAAGAGAGAAGTTTAGCATTAAAAATGATGATGATGCAAAACAGGTGGTAGCAGACTTAAAAAAATAATATTTGAACCGGAACATCGATTTGTTTGGTTTTTATGTAAAGAGATATTCAAGACCACAGCCGATGATCCTAGAATTACTGATATGGACCCGGTTCAGAAAATATGGATGTTCGAAAATTGGCTTGCCGATCAAAATGATGATGCAGAACTAGCTAAAAATCACGCATATCTATTAGCATCCTTTTCTCATCCTGAAGCTGTTCAAAAGTTATTAGGAAATGATGGAAATACACACCAATCAACTGATGAAGAGTTTGAAGAAACTAGTAAGATGATTAAAGAAACGAATATGAAGGCTTTAATGCAAACTAGCGGGCAAAGAAGAAGAAAACGTCGCATTATTAAGGACTAATTATGGCTGATCCTCCTACTGTAGAATCTATAGAAAGAACTACTGAAGCATTAAATAATAATGCTGCTGCTGCCGAGAAATCTGCAAATATGCTCAGTAATTTTTCTAATATTGGTAGCGCTATGCAAGGAATATTTTCTGAGCTTGGTACTAAGATAAATGGCGTTGCAACAGCCCTAACTCAAACAGAAGGCTTAAGCACTAGAGCTGCTGCCGGATTTACTGCATTAAGTATTGGTGCATTAGGTGTAAGGGAATCATTTTCAAAAGGATTTGATGTAACTCATTTAAATACATTCTCTGGTCAGCTTCAAAGTATTTTGGGTGTTATGGGTGTTCAAGGAACTAAAAATGTTGGAACATTAACCAATCTATTTACAACGGCATTTGGTGCAGCCATCCCTGCTGGAATTAAAAGAACCGCAACAGAACTAGAGAGATTTATCTTAGACACTGCTGCAAGCGCAGACAATGCATTAAGATTACAAAATGCATTATTTAGAATGGGTGCGGTTACTGGTGGATTAAATAAGATTATTGCTGATGCTGGCGATGGCTTCGAAAATATGAATAATGTTTTAATGCAGCATCAAAAGATGGTTACTGATGTTGCTGAAGCTTCAGGTAATTCAGCAGAAACAATAGAAGAGTATTATGTAGCACTTGGACAAGTTCCTAAAGCTTTAGAAAGTCAAGTCACATCTTCAAGAGATGCTAATGTACAAATAAGTATGTTAGATGCAACTATGCAATATTCTGTTGGTAGTGGACGAGAATTTAAGGATGTTGTTGAAGATTTAACTACTGCTTATAATAAAATGGGCATGGAAGGTGAAGTAGCATTAAAGTTTACTGCTAGAATGGGAGAAATTTCAAACAAATATGGCGTTGAACTAAAAGATGTAAAAAGCGCCTTAACAGCCCTTACAAATGATATGAAGAATTTTGGTGGAGAAGGTATGCGAACTGGTCAGGTTATGGAGGGCGTTGTTAAGATAATGAATAACTATCTTGGAGCGCTAAAAAGTACCGGAGTAAGCGGTTCTACAGCCGTTGGTATGATACAGAACATGACCGGTGCCATGATTAAGTTAGACGTCGCTCAGAGGGCATTTTTGTCGCAGCAATCAGGTGGTGGAGGCGGGTTGCGCGGAGCATTCCAAATAGAACAAATGATTCGTGAGGGTAAGGGTGCTGAGGTAATGGCACAGATGCAAAAATCTATAGAACAAATGACTGGCGGAAGAATGGTAAGCGTTAAAGAGGCGGCAGGAAGCGAAGAAGCCGCTAACCGCGCTATAATGCAAAGACAAATGATTATGAGTGGACCATTAGGCGCATTAGCTGGAGATGAACAGGGCGCAGCTAGAATTGCCGAAATGTTTGCTGCAAAGACAGAGGGCAAAATTACCGGAGAAGAATTAGCAACTGATGTTTTACAAAAGCCTATGGAGGCTGGTTTAAAGTTTCAAGAAACATCTGCAACTCATTTAGGAGTTATTAGATCTTTAATGGAGGGCGCGCGTGGCGTAGCCAATGTAAATGCTCTTAGTCTTACACAAACAATGGGTGCAGCCAGAGTTGGAACCTTAGATTATAGGGCAGAGGGTGCTGGTGGCGTTGTTGCAGCAGAAGAAGAAGCTAGACAAAATAATATAAGATTTAGAACAGAAGCTGGTGCTCGTGGTGGTGCTAGAGCAGGAAATATAGCTGCAATTGGAACGGCATCAGAAAATGCTGTACCAGTAATGCAACAGGCTACAGCAGAATTGGGACAAAGCCTAGGCTCACTTATACAAGGGCTTGGTCCCGCATTTAGGGCGCCTGTAGAAAGAATTAAAAGATTAGTCGAATCTGGAGAAGCTGGAGCGGTTCAAGCCGCAGAGGCAGAAAGACAAAGACAACAAGACGAAATTGCAGCAATAAGAGAGAAGTGGAATAGACAGGTCGATTCCTCAGAAAAAACCAAGGCACTAGAAGAAGCTTCTCAACGTGAAAATGCTTTAGCCGTATCTGCTCAATATGCCGCCAGTACAGAACGATTACGATCAGCAGAAGCAGAAAGAAATGCTGCTGGAACTATGTCACCACCTACCACTGCAATGACAAATGAATATTCAGTAGAAGGCTCCGCAATTAATCCTAATTTTAACACAGTGGGCGCAAGAACACCCGGACAACGTGTTGGAGTTGTCGCAACCAATGTAGCTGTGACTGGATCACAAAATGCCGCAGAAACAGCTACTGAAGGACCTGGTGGGAATACAGAAAGAGAACCAGTAGAGGTAGATGTAAAAGTAACAGGCATATGTATAGATTGTGGAAGAAAGATGAAAGAAAATCCCTATATCACTCCAGCAACTAGATAACTAAGGACTATAATTATGGGCTTAATGGATGCACTAAATGATGCGCAAGACTTTCTTAATAACAATAATCCGTTAACTGAAGAAGAAAGAAGCCAATTCAGAAATGATGGGTTTATGTTGCCGTCATCTTTTTCTGCCGATGGTAATGGCTTGCCATATACCAAAGTTCCATCTAATAGGGCTGGACAAGTTAAAAGAAATATAATCACTTGGTTTGTTCCTGAATTTGGTACAGTTAGAATGTACATTAATCCACAGAACATAAGTTATAATCATAAAAAGATTATTAGCAAGGAAAGAACTAAGGGTGGATATTCTTTACAGTATTGGGGAGAAGATTTAATTACTGTTAATATAAGCGGGACTACTGGAAGTTCTGGAATAGAAGGCATCAATATGTTGTACGAGATATATCGTGCAGAACAATATGCTAATGATGCAATAGGGTTGTCTTTGGCGGCAGCTAATTCTAATGCTAGTGGAGCTGCTAATTTGGCACAACAAGGTCTTGGCGCTTTAGGCGTAACCGGCAGTTTATTGGGAGGATTATTGGGTGCTGACTCTCCAAATGCCAATGCATTAGCATCAAAAAATATAACAACTATGGCACAAAATGCTTTTACGGTAGAAATGTACTATGGCGGTTGGGTATTTAGAGGATTTTTTGATAGCATGAATATTAAAGAACAAGCTAATGACTTTCAGATCAGTTATGATATAGTATTCATGGCAACACAGAAGCGCGGATATAGAACAAATTATTTTCCATGGGCACGAAGTGCAAATCAAGGTCCAAGTTTATCGAATACCCCTTATTCAATTGATCCTGGAAATATTGACCAACCACAACCACTTAGTAGTGAGTTCATAAAAAGATAATATAGGATAAAATGGGATTTTTAGGCGATTTAGCAGACCAAATATCTTCTCAATTTTCATTGGGAGAAAATACTAATACATCATTGGACGCTGTTATTGATGGTAAGAATGTAAAATATGGTGCATTAGGTGAATTTGCAAATAAATTTGATCAATCTGCCGAACGCAAATATGTAGAAGAGGGCTATTTGCGTAAAGATGCTTATAACACTGCTCCTAAACAATTTGAAGTATTAATGCAACAACCAAATGCTACGGTTCTTGTAAAGAAGAGAATGTTTTCTTCTATTGCTGAAAATTTTAATCCCTATTTTATGGATCATGATGAAAAACTTTATCTGAGATGCATTAAGATATTATTTCAAAACAAATGTAATCAAATAGCTACCTTAGAGAAATTATCAAAAATACAAAAAATTACATCATTAGTTGGTGAAATTGATAACTATATGATTCCGCTGATTCTCAATCTTACCGATTCTCTAAGCAAGGATTTTACTGGAGACCCGGCAGGAACTGATGAATTTGGAATTCCAATCCAATCAGAAAGTGATAGCTTAGTAAAGGTGGTTGATAGATTGCGCAGAGTATATTCTTACAATATCACTAGTCCTCATACAAGTTGGATTGTAGATAACGCTAATCTTATGAAGTCTCAATATGGAGAAGGTACTGGCGTTATAGAGATCACAAATTTTGCAAATATAAATACTAACGTACCAGTTGATATGAATCAGTCTGGTAATGGCGATTTTGTTATTCAGGATCCATATCAAGCTATGTTGATTACTGATTATGATATTGAAAGAGCCATTGCGGACGGGACAAACCTATTCTATAATAGCAAAACATTTCAGATGGGAAAAGAAAGTTCTGAGGCATTGATAAATGAATTGCAAACGAGATTAAATCAATATAGGTCCGAACGTGGGGCTAGTCCGCTTACATTTAAGGTAAACCCAGACACATTATTAAGTAAGAGGGTTAGAGCCATTATAGACAGATTGGGAGTTGATATTCCATTTACATATAATGCTTTAGATGCTATAACATCATCGTTTAGTTTTAAAGGGACTCCGTCTTTTGGAGTAGAAGTTCCGCCTGAATATTTGAAAGGTGGAGAGATTGCAGGATTTGATGGATTAGATACCGCCAAAAAGAAATATGGCGGCAAATCAAGCATTAGCGATAGCTTTAATGTTTCTGGAAATACACATGTAGGACCGGATTCGGAACTTAGTTTATTTAGTCGTCTTATTAAAACTATTTTCGATAGGCTTATGTTAATTGCCAATTCTACTAACGCATTTCAAACGGCTAATAAAGAAACTAATTATGTTAGGCGTAAGCTTAGGTTTAATTTTATGGGTAAGTTAATAATTCAACCATCTGATGTTGTACATATTTATATGTCTTCTAAAAGCAAGTTTGATAATAGGTTGTTGGGTGGTTTAAGCAATATGTTCAATGGTTTGGGGTTTTTACAGAAAGCAACTCAAACATTAACAGATTTAAAAAACTCATTTGATGCCGTGTTTAATCCCCAAGCAAATGTGGACCTTCAAGTAGAGAAAGCCGCATTTGTTGGATCGGGATTCCCGACTTATTTATGGAATATGGTACGATCTCAATTTGTAAATGAAAATGAAGGAGTACATGTATTTGGTGGTGTAGTTGATAATGCTTCAGATTCTTGGAATAATGGAAGCTTTACCGTATCTGTTCGTTGTAACGATAATTCAGAATATTTTAACAGGGGAAAAATCAATTTTAAACCAGGTGCTGATGTATTTAATGGGCGTTTATATGATCCATTAACTCCATTTAAATCTAATTTTGATACGATTAACTCTAATGCTAAAGAACAAACACCAGAGTTATTGGAAGAAAATAAATGGTTATTATCAGAAGCTGGAACAGGATATTCTCCACTATCAAAATATAAGCATGGTCCTAGTTTCGGGTTACCATTAACTGAAAAGTCTTTATTTCAAGATAAGGCAGTAGACCCATTATCTGGATTATTGACCAGAACAATTCATGCTCCTGATGGTTTGGTTTATAAATGGAAAGAAGGAATAGGGGTTATGGTACAATCTGGTAGTTTTTCAGATTTTAATGACCCTAGTAGAGTTGGATTTCAAACTCAATACAAAGATCCGTTTGCTGGACAAGATGTAATGAATGTTTTATCACTACTAATTACAGGAGTTCCATATAACTTTGCTACTTATTGGAAAGCTATTGGATCACCCAATTATAGTAAAGATAACACGGGCAATAAAAGCGCAGCAGATAATTACTATGAATCTCTTAGAAGCACTTTATCCAAAAACAACTTATTATGGGGGAATTTCATACCATTTAAGAACTTAGTATTAGATGAAGCTACCTATAACAATAAAATTCAAACTCAAATTTCTATTGTAAAGCAAAATAATGAACTTAATAGCAAATTAGAAAAACTAAAAGACTTATATGGAAGAATGAAACAGCACAATATTGTTGCTTTGCTGAGTTCGACGTCTTTATTTGAAAGTTATGGTAGAGCAAATGATACTGCTAGCCCATTAGTACAATTGCAGGCAGAAGCTAAACAATTGGAAAAAGAAATAAATACATTAATAACAGCATCAAGAGCAACTGATGATGCTTTTTATGCTCAGGGAGATGAAGTATCATTTGATATTTCTACTGACTATGATCCTAATATTGGAAGTAAAGATAATCCTGCGGCAACAGCCATAATAAGAAGAAAACTGCGCAGACAATTAAACTATTTAACTCGTAGAATGTCTTATAATGTACGAGCAAATGACGATAAGAATTTATTTATTGTAGACGATTTTTATGATCGAGATCTAGATATTATCGCTTATAATCAAGACCTAGATAGCATGAAACTATTCAGCACTGAATTTGTTGAAGTAAAAGGAAAAATTACTTCTACCGCCAAATTGTTAAATCTAGAGATATTTTGTGATACTCAGGGACATGTAAGAGTTCGCCCTCCACAATATAATAGAGTTCCAAGTTCAGTGTTTTATAAAATGATGTATATGAAAGATACACTTGGTATTCAAGTATTCCCACAATTTTTAAGCGATTTATTTGGAACGCAACTAGATAGTCTTAAATTACAAATTGAGATTATAGAGGATTATATTAGGTTTTATTGTGCAATCATTGGATATAGTAATGATTTTGCTGCAACTGACTTTATAAAATCATATTCTATAGATTCGAAGAAAGCAGCTAATACCACATTTAGTTTTATTTCTACTTCAGATGGTGCTATAGTTAATTTAAATGATATTATTGGTAGTGCTAATCCGGATTTACAAGAGCCAAATCAAGGTCTAGATACATTTACTAACATCGAAATGCAAGCCAAAAATAATCAGAACTTATTTAGAACAGCGGATCGCGCCCAAGCTTTGGTTGAAGTGTTAACCAAAAAGAGACTTTCTGGAGCAGGATATAGCATTGATGAAACTGATAAAGTATTATCTAATAGTACCGCACAGATCTTGTCAGATAGAATTCTAGATAAATCTGGTCAAAGAATTAGTATAAAAGATTATGTAACTTATGTTACCCAAACATTGGGCGGCGAAATCAACACCTATGAATATTCTGTGGATGTTTTTAAAGTTATAAATGAGTTGTCTAGTAAAATAGGAGAAAGACAAAAGGTAGTTAAGTTATTTTATTCTACTATAAAGAACTACAGTGAATATAAGTCTTTAGATGACGATAAGTCAACTGCAAATGAACTATTAGCTCCAGGAAATTATAGTAATTCTAATATTCCAGAAGTATTTGAGCATATGATAGAGGATGAAACCTATGATGATTTAGGTCCTGGTTCTGGTCAAAGGTATATAATCAAAAGTGCTCAA